ACATTTACCGCACCAACTCTAAATCAATTAGGATATACAGTAAGATCCACGCTTTTAGCAAATCAACTTTTATCAGTATCACCAACGAACCAAAATGTTTTATCATTATCTCTTGGTATAGGAATATGGAACTGTAATTATGCGTTAAGATTAATTTCAGTTGGAGGTGCAACTACATTTACATATATGGAAACATTTATGCAAACAAGTGTTTATACAGCCGGTGAACCACCTAGTTATGCTAGATCATCTGATAATAAAACAAATACAGTTGCAAATAATGCCGCAACAAATGTTTATTTGAGCGGGTCAAGTGTTATTGTGTGTAGTGTTGCATCAACAATTCAGTTATTTTTTTCAGGAACATATACAACAATAGGAACACCACAAATAAATGGATCAGCGATTCCTTCTCCTACGTATCTCAGTGCTACAAGAATAGCATAAATAGAATTTTAATTATATTATTATATTAACTTTAATAATATATGAATATTTGGACTGAAAATATTATTAATATTCTAAATAGAATAAGACATAATTCGGTATTATTAACGAAAAAACATCAATTGAGATATATTTATTATAATAGCATCTCAAAATATTTCGATATTCCTATTATAATATTAAGTGTTTTTTCGTCATCTTTTACATCATTAAATATTATAGATCCAACTAAAGCGGTTGTAATTACTACGGGTATTAGTATGGTTATCACCGTTTTATCATCAATAAAATTATATTTAAATTTATCAAATAATATTAATGAAGAGATCCAATTGTCTAAGGCATATTATTTATTATCTATAAATATTTATAAAGAATTAATATTAAAAAAAACTGATGCAATTCTTTTTTTAGAAGAATCATTTTCTGAATATTCTAAATTAACTGAACGATCTAGTGTATTATATAAAAATATTAAATCTGATTTATTAACAATTAATGATATTAATGATAATATTTCTAGTAATGATTCATCATCATCAAATAGTAGTTTAGAATCGTTTAATATAATTACGGATTTTAATAGAATTTAAATATAAAATAATATATATATAAATTATATGGACGTTATTATTACTGAAGAAGATAGAAACAATTTAAGAATAATGAATTTTATTAATGTTAATCAAAAAATATTAATATATGAATTATTTAGAATAAATGAAAAAATAGAACGATTAGAAAAATTTATTAATGAAGATTTAGAACGACATAAAAACTATAAAAATAAACTTGAACTATATTTAGGGTTATATAAGGAAGAAGAGGCAATTATTGATTCAAACGAATTAAATAGAAATTATATAAAATAATAATCTAGTTTAATATTATATGGATCAAAATTTATCAATTGAAAAATTAAGTGTAATTTTTTTTGAAATGGAAAATCAAATTAACACGATGCAAGAACAACGGGTAGAACTTGAAAAAAAGATTACTGAACAATATAAATTAAAAAGTAATATCTATAATTTAATTATGAAAAAACAAAAAGAAATTATAGATAATAATAAAATGAAAGAATGATTTAATTTTATATTGCGTGATATTATTGATATTTATGAATATATTAATATGGTTAGGGAATATTAAATAGTTAATGTTATATTTATAAATTTTACCAGATTTCACAAATTTTACCAAATTCTGCCCCGAAAACACAAAGTATTCTTATATTTCATTTCCCGAGAAATCTTTACTATTTTGGGGCAGAATCTGGTAAAATTTGTGAAATCCGGTAAAATTTTATAATACTATATAAAATAATTTTCTAAAATTAATAAATTTATTTTAATATATATATAATTGCAACTTACCCCCCCCGAGATGCAAACCATATAAAATATATTTTTGGATAACCAAAATATAATTTACGCCGTTGGAATCCAATCACACATCAATATATCGATTGGTTTTCCTTGTTTTTTCACTTCTTTATTTAATAATTTACTATATGCTGTTAGATCATAACCTGCTTTCTCAGTTAATATTCTACAAATAACGTGACGCCCACAGGTGCACACATCAGGGTTTAAAGATTGTAATTTTAATGTTGAAAATATAGGGTTCTTACTACTTTTCATTATTCTTGTTAAATAATCGTCAGGTTGATTCAACAATTTATTAATAAATTTAGGGATATGCTTTAATTCTCCTTTATGAGTTTTACCGTAGCTATCAAAAAATTCAAGTGTATCACCTGTACGAATTAAACTTAGCCAATGTCCTATATTTTTTTTAGATTCTAATAATAATATTTTATAATCATTTTTATTTGGTATTAATTCATCAATATTATTATAATTTTCTAATTCGGAATATTTCATAATTTTATTTTTAACATCTAAACCTAAATTACGAACGAAATCAGATTCACCAACCATTTTTTTTAATTCAGTTTTATACATATTAAAAATATGTTATTTTTGATCATCATCAATAAATTCTGACATTATATTATAATTATAAAATAAATTTACTTTAGATTTATTTTAATTCGTTTAAGATTTATTTAATTTCTAAACTAATATATATGTCAGAATATAAATCTAATTTTCAAAAAAGATATGCAATCGGAAAAGCATCAGAAAATGAAATATTACCAATTATAAAACAATTTTTTAAAGATGATACAATTCAACCAACGATAAATAAACTAGATAAATATGATTATAAATCAACTACTAAAAATTACGAATTAAAAACAAGAACAAATAAATATAATGATTATCCAAGCACGATGATTGGTCTAGATAAGTGCCTACCCAATTCTATATTATTATTTAAATTTACTGATAAATTAACATATATTGAATACGATGAAGAAAAGTTTAAAAAATATCAAGTTAAACTTTTTACAAAGTATAGTCAGAAAAAACAATATATATATATAGATATTCTAGATTTAAAAGAAATAGTTTAATAAAAATAATTTAAAAATAATTTATATATATAATTATATATATATAAAATGTCGTCATTAGCGTATGTTAATCTTCCACCACTTCTTGGTATATTAAATTTCAATTCCGGCGCTGCTGCTGTTGTTCCTGTCACCGTCGGTGCTATAGCTAATGTTCCTATTGTTTGGGATGCAGGTGGTCAACCAATATTTCCATCTGTTGGTAATTGGTCTATTGATATAGACCTAAATTTAAGTTTACCAGCGACTCTAGCAGCAGGTTATTTAACTATAGTTTTGTATCAAGTAATTAACGGTGGAGACTCTTTTATAATAAGAGAACCCCTTGCAATAGGTATCGCTGTTGGTGCTACCGCTGTCACACCTGCGCTTAGATTTACACGAGTCACACCTATTAGTAATTTATCTCCAGTTTTTGCTAGAATAGAAGGTGTTACTGTCACAAATTTTCCATTTACAATAACTTCTGTATTAGTTACTTTATTCCCAATTAATTAATACTATTATTAATACTATAATTAAAAATTCCATTAATAAAACTTTTATTAATAAAATTATTTAATTTTTCTATAGATGTACATTCACATAAATTAAAACTAAAAAAATTTATACACTGTTGTTTATCATCTTCTGAAATCATTCTTGTTTCATTAAAATATTTAATTAATTCTTCTTTAATAATTAATAATATATTCTCATCATCATCTACCCAATTAATATTTATTATATGATGATGATAAGATGCATCATCGCCATATTTAACAATATTTATATATTTCATATTATTATAATTAATCTAGATATTAATTTTTTAATAAAACGCCATTTAAAAGAATAACAACATATAATAATAAATGACAAGTAAAAATTATAAGAATACTAAAATATATAAAATATGGTCTTTATTAGGGGATGATATATATATTGGTTCAACAACTAAAGAATATTTGAGTCAAAGAATGACGGCACACAGATATACTTATAATAAATATAAAAAAACAAATAAAGAATTTATTACATCATTTTTATTATTTGATAAATATGGAATTGAAAATTGTTCTATTGAATTATTAGAAGCTAAAGAGTGTTCTTGTTTAGATGAGGTGAGACAATTAGAAGGTTCGTATATTAGGAAATTAAAATGTATTAATAAAAATATAGCAGGTAGAACAATTGAAGAAAGAAGACAATATCAGAATAATAGAAACAAAATTATTAGGCAATTGAAAAAAGAACAAAAAATAACAAATCTAGACTAAATAATTCTAGATTAAATAATTAATATAATCTATATGTAAATAGATTATATTAATTTGAGTTTACATTATATTTTAAGATTTTTA